TTATATGTAAGTAATGCAATAGGCGTTGGTACTACTGGTAGTGCAGCCACCCAAGTTTTTGGATCATCAAGCACATCTGGGCAAACATTAATCCTATACGGACATATGTCTGGCGTTGCTACTGCATCTCATATTGCAAAGACCGAAGTGATAAGAGATCCAGATAGTTTCTCTGACATTGTGAGAGGACTACATGTTTATGGAAGAAAAGTTCTAAGAGCTGAATCTGACACAGGCTTCAAAGGCGTGTTCAAAGGGCTCATGGACTTAGACTCTTAATTTTAACTTGGAAAGGAAATGACAAATGGGTACACTTAATTTGACAGGTGCCGGAGGCACTACTGGACATCCTTCCAACGGGAGGGTTCCATATTTAGTTGAAAACACTATTGATCTATCTCAAGTCAGAGCCGATACTGGCCCAGACAATGGAGATGTCTTACAAGTGATAGACATACCTGCAGAGACTTTGATCATGGAAGCTGGAATAGAAGTGATAACTGCACTTTCTAGTTCTGCTACTATGGACTTAGGTATTACAGGTGGAGACGTTGACATTTATGTTGACGGTGACACTAATGCTACAGGTTATGGCACATTGACTGCGACTGCTAGACACGTAGCAGCATCTGCAGACACTTTAGACATACTTATTGGTGGTGCAGATTCATCTGCTGGTAAGATTAGAGTATGGGCTGTTATGTGTGACGTATCAGGTATTGAAGAAGACGATTTAAATACTGACTCACAACACGACACTGTAAGTTAATACTAAATAACTTTGAGGGAGGGGTTATTCTTCTCCCTCAACTTAAACAAAGGAAAATAAATGGCAACGTATGATTTGAGAGCCACTCAAAAAATTTACAAACCAAAATCTGTAAATAATAAAGAAATGGATTCTTTGAACAAAAGAATGGAAACTATGGAGACAGCAATAAATTTAATATTGCAAAAATTAGATAACAACGATCAGGGGAAGGTAGAACAGGAGAAACAACTTGAGCTACCTAATTTCAAATATCCCACACTTTAAGTGTTGGGTACGTAAGGAGTTTACGCATAACCATATGAAATACCACGGTGAGTATTTACATGGGTTAGCAATAGCAGTCAACACAGTGCCAGACAGATGTCTAAGTTTTCAGGTGGTGTTCACTGGTATCGAAGAAGAAGACAACGTAGTCGGTGGTGCGATGTGGGCTAGAATGCCAATCACCAGTCTGATTGCGGATGAGGTGTTAGAAGAAATGCCAGAACGAATGGATACACACCTCGCACAGCCTTGGGACTGTTCCTCAAGAGGTCACTCAGTAGTAGTGATGGACAGAGTAAGTTCAAGTCCATGGATGTGTAAAATAGGAGGGGATTTTTACAAGGGTCGGTATTTGTTTACGGTTGATTATACAGACAGCCACATATCAGACGATCCTGCACAGCACAAACAGAGTCATGTACTCCAGTTGATAGACGCTGACAAATGGACAGGCAACATAGTTGCATTACCAAACAACAGGGTTCGTGTTACTAATCCTGCTCTGTGGGTAGCAGGCGAAGGGCCGCCAGATTTTGCACCTAGCCAGTATGTGCACTCTGCAGAGATACACGATACGTACACTGATCCTGACGTAACTTTTAATAACTTATATAATCAATCAGAAAGGAAGACCAGTGGCAAAAGAAAAAAAACTATCACCCGCACAAATGATAAGTAGAATAAGTTCTATTTTATCAGGGAGAACATCTTTTAGATATCCTATGGAAGAGATGAAACAAAAAATTAAAGACAAAGGTAAACAAGAGAAAAAAACAGGAGGTAAAGTAATGAAGAAAAAAATGATGGGTGGTGGTAAAACATCCAAGAACATGGCCAAGAAGAAAATGATGTACGGAGGTAAGACATCAAAGAATAAATCTAAAATGATGAAAGGCGGAATGGCTAAGAAGAAGATGATGGGCGGAGGAAAGACATCAAAATACATGGCCAAGGGTGGTAAAACATCTAAGTATATGTCTAAAATGGCTAAGGGTGGAAAGAAGACTAAGTACATGTCAAAGGGTGGCAGAAGATAGATGGATAGCAAAACAATAAATGTAGATGGTGAAAACTTTGGTGGCGTAGAGATTATGCAAACCACAGGTACAACTCAAGGAGATTTACAAGCAGGTATAGAATTTATATACCACATGCGTGAACACCTTGTAGATGTAGGAGTTGCCACTTTATATTTATTTGTTTGTTACACTCTTTATCTATGGCTAAAGAATAGGTTTAAGTAATGGCAAAGACACCAGCTTGGCAAAGAAAAGAAGGTAAGAATCCTAAAGGAGGCTTGAACAGAAAAGGTATCAAGTCTTACAGGAAAGCAAACCCCGGTTCTAAGTTGAGCATGGCTGTAACTACTAAACCATCTAAGTTGAAAAAAGGCTCTAAGGCTGCCAAACGTAGAAAGAGTTTCTGTGCAAGAATGAAAGGCATGAAGAAGAAACTAACAAGTAAGAAGACAGCTCGTAATCCTAATTCAAGAATTAATAAATCATTACGTAAATGGAATTGTTAAATGGCAACTACTTATCTAACATTAGTAAATAACGTACTTAACGAACTGAATGAATCAGAGTTGACATCTGCCACGTTTGCAAACAGCAGAGGTGTACAGACAGCCGTGAAGAAGTTCGTGTTGAAAGCTATGCATGAAGTGTACAGCACTCTACAAGAAGTGCCTGACCTGTACATATCTACAAAACAGGATACGCAAGTAGGACAGAGAGTGTATTCTCTACCGACTGCTAACTCTCCACAGACAGGTGATGCTGAATATAGAAAGATTGACTATGACACCTTTCGTTTAGTGCCAAGAGAACTGACCACAAACGGTGAGTTTACTTCTGACATCAGCAATTGGTCAACCATAGCAGGTGCTGGTAGTGCGACTTACAGCTCTGCAGGTAATGGTAGATTAAGACTGAACGACTTTGCAGCTCACCAGACACTATCTACTGTGAAGAATAGAGATTACAGAATACAAGTTAGAGTGTTAGATTCGAACAGCATCGGTGCAGCATTGAAAGTACAAGTGGGTACAGCAGCTGAAGATACTACAAATTTAAACACTACATTGACTGTTACAGATTTTGGAGAAGGTGCTGTGTTAGATACTACGTTTACAGCAACTGGACAATCTACAGTGGTCACTGTAAACAATACTGTTACTACTACAAATTTAGATGTAGACTACATTAGAATATCTGAAGACTTACCTGTAAAAAGACTGAAGTATATTACCTACGATAACTGGGCTGACAGATTTTTAGAAACAGACCTCCTGAACTCAAAAGAACATTGTGGTAGACCAGAGCTCGTGTATACCACACAGGATAAAAAGTTTGGTTTACACCCTGTACCTGACAAAGACACATACACTATAGAATACGAATATTGGAAAGTACACACTGACTTATCTGCACATGGAGATACCATGGATTTAAACGATAGGTTTAAAGATGTAATAATTACAAGAGCAAAGTACCATACTTACGTACTACGTTCTGATCCACAAGCTGCACAGATGGCTTTAGGAGAATATAAATCACAATTACAAATACTAAGAAGCGAATATATAAATAGCAAAGCATACATGAGAGATACAAGGATACATATAAATGCCTGATACTTCAACCATATCACCATTCAACGCAAGCTGTGCCGGTGGTTTGGTATTGAACAAAGACGTGTACAGCATGTCTCCGGGTGAAGCACTACAGCTTACAAACTTTGAACCAGACATTACTGGTGGGTATCGTAGGATAAATGGTACGACTAAGTTCAACACGAACATAGTACCACAGGTATCTGCGTCTACAGAAAGAATTATGTTCTGTGCGATATTTAATGATTTAGTGGTTGCTGGCCGTGGGGGTACAGTATACACAGGAACTACAAGCGGTAGCTGGACAAGTAGAGCTACAGGAAAGGGAACTTCATATACATATGATTTTGATAGATTTAATTTTGCTGGAACTGACAAGATCATTATTGCTACAGGTTCTACAAATGCTTTCACTTTAAACACTAGCTACGCAGAAGATATAATAAATGGCACAGGTGGAGGGACAGCACCGACAGCACCGAAGTTTGTAAAGTCTTTTGCCAACCACATGTTCTACGCAGGCATGAGCAACAGCAAAGCAGAAGTAATATTTAGTGCACCGTTTGCAGAAGATGACTTTGATGCTAGTGATGGTGCAGGTTCATTTAAGATAGGTACAGAAGTTACAGGTATGAAAGTTTTCCGTAATGAATTATTTATCTTTGGAGAGAACAAGATATATAAACTTACAGGAACAAGTTTAGCAAACTTTGCACTTGCCGAGGTGGCGAAGAGTGTTGGTACGATTGCACATCATTCCATACAGGAACTGGGAGGAGATATTATATTCTTATCAGCTGACGGACTTAGAACAATTGCTGGTACAGAAAGAATTGGTGACGTTGAATTGGGTACTGTATCTAAACAGGTACAGGAACGAATAAATGAGATTGGTTATGACAACGTCACAGCAACTGTTATTAGAAACAAAACACAGTATAGATTGTTCTATCCAGTAACAGGAGGATTAGAAACAAGTCAAAAAGGTTTAATTGCTGTAATTAAAATAAACCCAAACTCAAAACAGATGGGTTATGAGTATGCAGACTTGAAAGGATTAAAAGTTGCTGATTGTGATTCAGATTTAATTAGCAATGTAGAAACTACCATACACGGTGGGTATGATGGTTATATCTATAAACAAGATTCAGGTAATGTATTTACCAGAGCAGGTAGCACAAGCATTATAGATGCTACGTATAGATCACCAGACATAGTAATGGGTGATGCAGGTATTAGAAAAAGTATGCAGAGAGTAAACTTAAACTGGAAACCTGAAGGTGAAGTAAGTGCCAGTTTATTTGTACGTTACAACTACGATGACGTAAACACACCACAGCCCAATGTAATTACACTGGCTACATCAGGAAGTGGTGCTCTGTACGGAACAGCAGTGTTTGGTACAGCTGCATTCGGACAGGGTGATTTGCCTATTACAAGACAGAGTGTCGAGGGCTCTGGTTTTTCAGTGGCAATTAAAATAACAGATACAAGTACAAACATACCTTTTGGAATAAAAGGTTTTCAATTAGAATTCACACCGGGAGGGAGAAGGTAAATGGCAGTATATACAAGACAAAGTTCATCTGGAATTGTTGATGGTGGTGTTATTGAGGCTTCAGATTTAAATGCAGAATTTGATCAGTTAGCTTCAGCATTCCTACAACCCACGTTTGGTATAGGAGCATCAGGCACAGACATAGCTCTGACATTCGATGGGGAGACCAACGATGGTATCATAACATGGATGGAAGATGAGGATTACTTTCAATTCTCTGATGACATATTAATGACAACCACTGAGAAGGTGTTGTTTAGAGATTCCGCTATCTACTTGAACTCAAGCACAGATGGACAATTAGATATCGTTGCAGACACAGAGGTACAGATTGCTGCCACAACCATAGACATAAACGGTAACGTAGACGTATCCGGTACATTGACTGTAGCAGGTGCTGTAGACTTTGGCGATGCTGCATTATCTAACGTAGGTGCTGTACAGCTAGATTCCATAGCTGGTGACGGAGACACAAACTCAAGCATTACATTCAGTGGTTCAGATGTTATTACAGTTGCAACTGG